TGTCACCATAACCGAAGGGGAGTGTGATGCTATGGCGGCTTACGAACTACTAGGTAGTAAGTGGGCTGTCGTATCCATTAAACGTGGTGCTCAAGGTGCCGTCAAAGATATCAAAGAAAGCTTAGAATTCTTTGAAGAGTTTGAGAATGTAATCATTGCATTCGATAACGACAAGGCTGGTAAAGAAGCATCGGTTAAAGTTGCTAGGTTATTTAAACCGGGCAAGGCTAGGATACTCACACTTCCTAATGGTTTCAAAGACCCTAACGATATGCTTCGTAGCAATAAGCACAAAGATTTTGTTGAATCTTGGTGGGCTTCGAAGGTATACACACCCTCTGGTGTTATCAATGTATCGGAACAACGTGAGAAGTTTCATAACCGAGAGAAGAAACCAAGCGTACCCTATCCTTATGAAGGACTAAACAAAAAGCTGTATGGCTTAAGACAGGGAGAGCTTGTAACTTTGACAGGTGGTACAGGACTTGGTAAGTCTAGTGTGACTAGAGAACTAGAACATCATCTTATTAAAAGTACTACAGACAACGTAGGTATCATAGCATTAGAAGAAGATTGGAGACGTACCATTGATGGTATACTTTCTATTGAAGCTAATGCAAGATTGTATGTTGATGAAGAACGTGAGAAGTTTTCTAAAGAAGAACTAGATAGTATGTTCGATATGCTATACGATGGTGATAACCGAAACAGAGTATGGGTACATTCCCACTTCGGAACCAACGACATTGACGACATCTTTACTAAGCTACGCTTTATGATTATCGGTTGTGATTGCAGGTGGGTGGTCGTTGACCATCTACATATGTTGGTCAGTGCCGTCCATGATGGTGATGAGAGACGAGCTATTGATACGATTATGACTAGACTAAGAAGTTTAGTTGAAGAGACTGGTGCAGGTATTATTCTTGTATCACATCTAAGACGTGTTGATGGTAACAAAGGACATGAGAATGGAATTGAAGTAAGTCTCTCTCATCTACGTGGTTCAAACAGTATCGGACAATTGTCTGATTGTGTGATTGCTCTTGAAAGGAATCAACAATCCGATGACCCCGAAGAAGCTAGGACTACAAGACTTCGTGTACTTAAATCAAGATACACTGGTGATGTAGGACTTGCGGCTAGAGTTGTCTATGATAAAGATACAGGTAGATTAACAGAACTAACAGACGAGGACATTGAGTTTGACCCGTCCGCTGATGAGGCATTTTAATATGGATTTAGTATTTGATATAGAGACAGATGATTTACAGGCTACACTTGTACATTGTATTGTAGCTCAAGATGCAGACTCGGGTGAGATATTTAAATTTCCTCCTAACAAATTAGAAGAAGGATATAAGTTTCTCACTACAGCCGACAGACTAATTGGACATAACATTATTGGTTTTGATATTCCATTAGTGGAAAGGTTCGGTGGCGTTGACCTTAGTGGTAAAGAAGTTATTGATACTCTTGTTCTATCTAGATTATTTAATCCTGCTAGAGATGGTGGGCATAGTCTAGAGAGTTGGGGCTTTAGGCTTGGGCTTTCTAAGATTGATTTTACTGATTACTTAAACTACTCTAGTGAAATGCTAGAGTATTGTGTACGTGATGTAACTTTAAATACAATGGTGTACAAAGCTTTACGCCATGAGTCAAAAGGTTTTAGTAAATCTTGTATTGAGATAGAGCAATCAGTGGCTAAGATAATTAAGCAACAAGAAGTTAATGGTTTTAAGTTTGACATGAAGTCTGCTTTAACTTTATTGGCAGAGCTTAGAGAAAAGAAACAGCTGATTGAAGACGAGGTACACAATACGTTTAAACCTAAGTGGGTAGATACTAAGTTAGTTACGCCTTTCATAAGAAAAGATGGTCAGCTATCTAAGCGTGGTCTTACCGAGGATGAATATGCAAGGTGTTTAAACACTCTTAACCACGAGCCTTTTATGAGACAGACATTACAAGAGTTTAATCTTGGCAGTCGTAAGCAGATAGGTGAGTACCTCATAGACTTTGGTTGGAAGCCTGATAGGTTTACACCTACAGGTCAACCTATTGTAGATGAGAAAACTTTATCAGAGGTTACTCATATTCACGAAGCAAAACTTATTGCAGACTTTCTTTTAATACAGAAACGTATTGCCCAAGTAGATTCGTGGGTTAGTTCTGTACGAGATGACGAACGAGTGCATGGGTTTGTTATACCTAACGGTGCTATCACTGGTAGAATGACGCATAGAAATCCTAACATGGCTCAAGTACCTTCGGTGCATAGTCCTTATGGTAAAGAGTGTAGGTCTTGTTGGGTAGTGGATGAAGGCAATGTTTTACTAGGCGTTGATGCTAGTGGGTTAGAGCTAAGAATGTTAGCACACTACATGGACGATGACGAATATATTAAGGAGATATTAGATGGAGACATACACACAGCTAATCAAAAAGCTGCAAAACTTAAATCAAGAAATCAGGCAAAGACATTCATCTATGCACTCATGTACGGAGCAGGAGATGAGAAGCTTGGTAAAGTGGTCGAAGGAAATACAGCAGATGGTAAACGAGCTAGAGAATATTTCTTCGATAATAATCCTGCATTTAAATCTCTTAGAGATAGGGTTACGAGAGCATCAGCCAAAAAATACCTCAAGGGGTTAGATGGTAGGAAGCTCTACATTAGGAATACACATGCCGCACTCAACACTTTGCTTCAGGGAGCAGGTGCTATTGTTATGAAGAAAGCATTAGGTATATTAGATGACTTGCTTAGACTCAATACGATTGACTATAAGTTTGTTGCTAACATACATGATGAATGGCAGATAGAAGTTAAGGAATCTCAAGCTGAGTTTACTGGAGAACTTGCTGTTAAGAGTATCATACAAGCAGGAGAAGAATTTAATCTTCGTTGTCCTATGGATGGCGAATACAAAATAGGGAGGAACTGGAGTGAGACACATTAAACATTGTAAAAAATGTAACATAGATAAACCCTTATCAGAATATCAAAAATATATTAAAGATGGAATTAATATAGGTCAAAGTTATTGTCGTGAGTGTAGAAATTCTGAGAACACGTGGTCTGCTAAAACAAACCCCACTTCAAATCCTCAACGCATGTATGTGAACGGAAAGTATATTCCTATATCTCATCCTCTCTACAAGGCTGGGAACTTTAAAACTTTTGAAGATGCTGCATTTCAATCCTTATCTAGGTATGCTACTACCTCGGAAGGAGAAGTCTACATCATTATTAACCCAGCTTGGAAAGGCTGGATTAAAGTAGGTATGGCTATTGATGCTGAAGACAGGCTTAAAGGTTATCAAACTTCTAGTCCGCTAAGAGATTTCAAATTAAAGTTTAAGAAATACTTTGACAATAGACGCGTAGCAGAACAACAGGCTCATGCTTTGTGTGCTAAGAAAGCACTTAAGCGTAAAGGAGAATGGTTTAAGGTAGACTTTAAAATAGCTAAAGATATTATTAATAACATGGAACTAAAGTGAAACCAAATACAGAAGATAGAAAAAAGTTTGACATTGACCTAGAGTATGGTACAATACGTGAAGATAAAATAGCAGAGATGCTAACAGGTAAAAAGATTGAGGTTAAATCTGAGAAAGATTTATGGCAGAAGTCCGGAAACATATGTATTGAATATGAATCATGGGGTAAGCCATCGGGTATCAGAGCAACCGAAGCTGACTACTGGTTTCATAATCTCTGTGTTGGTGATAATGAATTTTGTACTTTAGTTTTTAAGACCGATGTTTTAAAAACAATAGTAGAAAAATTAGATACATTTAAAACTGTATGTGGAGGAGACCACAAAGCAAGTAAAATGTATTTATTAAATTTACAAAAGTTATTTTCAACCGATGTAATAAAAGCATTTAAGGAAGCAGAAAAAAATGAAAAAGAAAACAAAAACACTTGACACATTAGTCGAAGACATCTATAATAAGATAGGTGTACTTGCTGATGGTGAGCACATGGAACTAGACGAAGCCACTATAGATAAGTTTGGTGAGTCTATGAAAGAAGTTCTTTACAACTGGTCACACCCTGCACCACGAGGTAACGCTACCCTACGTATGTCTAACGTGGGTAGGAAAGAAAGACAGCTTTGGTACGACATGAAGACTGAAGGTACTCCAGAAAGGATGCCTCCTTCCCTGTTTATTAAATTCTTATATGGGCACTTGCTTGAGGAAGTTGTGTTGCTGTTAGTTAAACTAGCAGGACATGAGGTAACAGGAGAACAGAAAGAAATTACTGTCTCTGGTATCAAAGGACACATGGACTGTATCATTGATGGTGAAGTTGTTGATATTAAAACAGCATCCGGATTTGCCTTTAAGAAATTTAAAGACGGGACACTGGCAGAGAACGATGCGTTTGGTTACATGGCACAGTTAGCTGGTTATGAAGAAGCACAGGGTACAAGCAACGGTGGTTTCCTAGCTCTTAACAAAGAGTCAGGAGAGTTAGCTTTATATCAACCCGATAGCTTTGATAAGCCTAACATCAAAAAGAAAATTAGTAGTATTAAAAAAGCTGTTAAGCTTTCTACTCCTCCTGAAAGATGTTACAATCCTATACCGGATGGTAAGTCTGGTAACATGCAACTTGCAAAAGGCTGTGTATATTGTAGACATAAGTTTGAATGTTACAAGGATTCAAATGAAGGAGAAGGTTTACGAGTATTTAAATATTCAAATGGTTATAGGTATCTAACACAGACACCTAAAGCCCCTAACGTTATTGAGGTAACAAGATTATGAGTGGAAGAAAATCTAAAGAGCTAAGAAAGAAAGGCAAGGCTTTACTCATTGAGTGGATTAGAACAATGGTACCTGAAGGAGAAGACGGTACCCGTATCAATGAACAGAACTTGTCTGAGTTCTTACCACAGCAAACACATTTCTTTGCTAACGGACAGCTTAGACTAAGTGCCTATACTTTAAAATGGTTTTACAAGAAAGTAAAACGTAACCCCGATGTAACACTGGAGAACATTAATGCCTAAGAGAGTACCTCGGAAACCGAGACCAAAGAAGACTGGAGTACCTAAAGGGTATGACAGTTTATGGGAGTATGACATTCACCAAACCATTCTACAAGGTTGGAAACACCATTACGAATCTATTAAGTATATCATTAAGAAAGATTATGAAGTAGACTTTGCTAAAACAATAGAAGATAAAACTATCTTACTGGAAGCTAAAGGCAGGTTCTGGGACCATGCTGAGTACAGTAAATACATATGGATAAGAAAAGCACTACCCTCTAACATGGAGCTAGTGTTCTTGTTTCAAAAACCTTTCTCTCCTATGCCGGGAGCTACAGTAAGAAAGAACGGAACCAAACGAACACACGCTGAGTGGGCTGAAACAAATAACTTTAGGTGGTATAGTGAAGATACTTTACCCGATGACTGGAGAAACAATGAACTATAAATTTAATGAAGATAAATTAATACAAGAGCTACAAGCCTACATTGATGGTACATATGGTGAGCACTATGCTTCAGATAAGTACCAAGCCACTGATGTCATCATTGACTCAGGACATGGTATGGGTTTTTGTATGGGTAATATTATAAAGTATGCTAAACGGTATGGAAATAAAGATGGACACAACAAAAAAGACTTGCTAAAAATCTTACACTATGGTATAATAATGCTTGATATACACGATGATAGAGACAAGTTTTTTAAAACAGGAGAGAGTAAGTGGTAGAAGATAAAGTAGGTATCAAGGAATATCTTGGTATAAAAATTAATTATAGTAATGAAAAGAATTTAGATAAGTTTAGTCTTGATACACTCAAGGATAGATACTTATGGGAGAAAGAAACACATGCCCAAGAAGCATTCGCAAGAGCCTCCGTCTTCGGAGCAACCTATAAAGGAGTCACAGATTTTGAATTGGCTCAACGACTTTATCACTACAGTTCCGCCTGTTGGTTCATGTTTAGCACTCCTATACTTAGTAACGGGGGAACAAGTCGTGGGCTTCCTATCAGTTGTTTTCTTAATTATGTACCTGATAGTAGGGGTGGTTTATCAAATCATTATGATGAAAACATTTGGTTGGCTAGTTCAGGTGGAGGTATTGGTGGATATTGGGGAGACATTAGGAGCAACGGTGTATCTACTGCTCACGGCAGTAAGTCTACTGGTTCTATTCCTTTCATGCATGTAGTTGATTCTCAGATGTTAGCCTTTAATCAAGGTGTAACAAGACGAGGTTCTTATGCCGCATACATGGACATTAGTCATCCAGAGATAGAAGAGTTTATAAACATTAGAAAAGAATCTGGTGGAGATATTAATAGGAAGTGTTTAAACCTACACAACGGTATTAATATTAGCAATGACTTTTTACAAGCAGTTGAAACAGACTCAGACTGGAGACTTATTGACCCTAAGAGCCATGAAGCTATTAAGGTTGTAAGTGCAAGAGACCTGTGGTGGCAGATAATTAATGCTAGGGCAGAGACAGGAGAGCCTTACATGATTAACATTGATAGATGTAATGAATCGTTGCCGAAAGAACAGAAGGCTTTAGGCTTAGAGATTAAACAAAGTAACTTATGTTCCGAAATAACTCTAGCCACTAACGAAGAACGAACAGCAGTGTGTTGTTTGTCTAGTGTAAACTTAGAATACTTTGATGAGTGGTCAGAGAATCCTATGTTTATATCTGATTTAATAACTATGTTAGACAACGTGCTTCAACATTATATTGATAACGCTGTGGATACAGACAACTTAGGAGAATACAATGCAAACTTTAAACGTTTTACAAAACACATCAAAGAAGGTAAGGAAGGCTTTGTCAAATCTGCTTACTCTGCTTACCGAGAAAGGTCATTGGGCTTGGGTGCGATGGGATTCCATTCGTATCTCCAATCACGGGGGTTACCTTTTGAGGGTATATACGCTACGGGATTTAATTACAAAGCGTTTAAACACATTAAAGGACACGCTACCAAAGCTTCTGAACAACTGGCAGACGAACGTGGTGAAGCTCCTGATGTCAGCGGCAGTGGGAGGAGGAATGCTCATCTCCTCGCTGTTGCTCCTAATGCCTCTTCTAGTATTATTTGTGGCGGGACATCTCCTTCTATTGAGCCATATAGGGCTAATGTATATACACACAAAACTTTATCAGGCTCGTACCAAGTAAAGAACAGGCATTTAGAAAACTTATTAGCAGATAAAAAACTAACTAAGACTAAGCTCCAAGAGGTGTGGAAAGATATTGCAGGGCATGAAGGCTCAGTACAGCACTTAGATATTCTTACAGATGAAGAGAAAGAAATATTTAAAACAGCTAATGAACTTGACCAGATGTGGATAGTAGAACACGCTTCTAAACGTCAAGAGTTTATCTGTCAGGCTCAGTCAGTTAATTTATTCTTTACTATTCCTACAGCCACCGAGCCACAGGAAGTACATGATGAGTACATGCAGTATGTTAATGATGTACACTGGTATGGAATGAATAAACTTAAGTCTTTGTATTACTTCCGGACGAATGCCGCACGTAATGCAGAGAATGTTAATAACAAAGTTCAACGTATCAGGCTTGAAGATACTGAATGTATATCATGTGAGGGATAGTATGAAATGTTGGCACTGTAATACAGATTTAATATGGGGTGGAGACATCGACCTCGAAGAAGAAGATGATGGTTTTGTTATGGAAACTAATTTAAGTTGTCCTAAATGTCACTCAGAAGTTTTAGTTTACTTACCAAAACTGGATACATTATGACACAAGAAGAATTTACAAACATCTTTACAACAGAATTTAAAGGGTTTACTAGTAGAATGTGGGTTGACTACATTGATGAAACTAAAGGACCCTTTGCACAAACCGATGATTACGCAGGTTATGTAATCAAGAATTTTAAATATTTAATTAAAAAGTTTAACACGGAGAACACATGAGCTTACTAGATACAAGAGACCATTATAAACCTTTCGATAATCCTTGGATGTTCGATTACTATGTACTACAGAATCAAATGCATTGGATGCCTGAATCTGTACCACTTCACACCGATGTCAAAGATTGGCAGGAGATGAAACCTAACGAGAAGAACTTACTCACACAAATCTTTAGATTGTTTACACAATCAGATGTAGATGTTGGGGCTGGGTATGTTGATAGATACATGCGTATCTTTAGAAAGCCTGAAGCTAGAATGATGATGGGTTCTTTTGCAAACATGGAATCAATTCATCAACATGCTTACAGCTTACTGCTTGATACAGTAGGTATGCCGGAGATAGAATACAAAGCCTTTGCAGAGTATGAAGAGATGTCTAACAAGCATGAGTATGTACACAACATCAAGACAACTAAGTCTGATAGGCAGAGCATTGCAAAAACTTTAGCAGTCTACTCAGCCTTTACTGAAGGACTACAACTCTTTAGTAGCTTTGCAATCTTGTTAAACTTCCCACGCTTCGGACGTATGAAAGGTATGGGACAGATTGTTACTTACTCTATCCGTGATGAGTCAATGCACGTTGAAGCTATGACTAAATTGTTTAGAGAGTTTATCCAAGAGAACCTAGATATATGGACTGATGATTTCAAAGCAGAAATCTATGAAATATGTAGACAGATGGTAGACCTTGAGGACAAGTTCTTAGACCTAGTGTTTAATATGGGAGACCTTGAAGGACTTACTAAGAAAGATATGTATGCTTACAACAGATACATTGCTGATAGAAGATTGCTACAGCTTGGATTAAAAACTAACTATGACCAACGAGATAATCCTCTTGGGTGGTTAGATGAAGTCATGGGTGTTGAACATCAGAACTTCTTTGAAGGTCGTGCAACTTCTTACATGAAAGCAGGACTACGTGGTAGACAAGATAAAATGACATTTACAAATTTGGAGAGTGCAAATGATTAATAATAGTGAAGCTAACTTAGTAAGTTTTAAAGTTTTACTAACCCGAAAGAATGAAATCGTTACAGAGTTTAGTATGCTCCCTGAAGAGATGGTTGATGATGTCTTCCCAAAAGAAGAAAGAGAGTTAATCAAAACCATTCTTAGAAATGGAGAATCTAAACTTGGAGACCTACATGCTTTCTTTCAAAGAGAACTTAATGCTCTAAAATAGTTAACCCGCTAGTGGATTTCCAGTTTCTAGTTTTTTAATATCTCTATCTAGATTCTGGAGGTCTGCTTTAATAGTAGCTATATCAGTTTTAATTTCAGTTACGTCTGGTACTTTTATGTTATCTATTTCTTTTTCTAGAAATTGAACTGAAGTTTCTATCTTAGCAAAGCGTTCTTCAATTACTTTCTGTGCTGATTCAGTATCTCCGATACCGCCTATCTGTGCTTCTAAGTTATCTATTCTATTAACGTAGGTAGCTCCAGTGTATCCAAACCCTGCTAGAGTAGTTACTATTCCGGCTAGTGCTATAAGTTGTGTTGTTTTATTTTCAAACCAATTCATTATATTCTCCTTTTTGTTTTTGTTGCCAATCATTTATGGCTTGTTTTATACTATCCTCTGCTAACACACTACAATGTAATTTTATAGGTGGTAACTCCAACGCTTCAGCTATGTCTTTATCTTTTATTTGACAAGCTTCTTCTATTGTCTTTCCTTTTAACATGTCAACAAACATAGTACTTGATGCTATTGCTGACCCACATCCATATGTTTTAAATTTAACATCCTCAATGATATGTCTGTTACCATGTAGCTTACACTTAATCTGTAACTTCATAACATCACCACATGCAGGTGCACCTACCATACCAGTACCCACATCTAAATCTGTAGGGTCAAATCTACCTACTGAATATTTATCTGGGTTCTTTAAAACTCCTTCAAATCTATCAACAACTTTTTGTGAGTATGCCATGTTATAGTGGTGGTTGTAGTTCTTTCATTTGAGAGAGGGCGTTTAAACTCTGTCCCGCTAACTGATAAAAAGCCTGAGTGTTATCTGCCAACATGTTGTTAGCGTATATACTTCTAGGCTCATACCAAATTTCCTGTTGTGGTAATTCTATCATTCTATAACTATTAAAGTCTGGTACAAACCCCATGTAAGCTATGATAGTATCTTCTGCTCCATACTCACCTGTCTCTTCTTGTTGAGTAGCTACGTCATCTTGAGCATCTTGTATGTTCTGTGCTAGTATTTTATCAGCCACTATGTCGGCTTCCGAAGCTGTGTTGCCGGTTGAAACTGACACATCAATTTCATTTTGTATAGTCTGTGTAGTGGTCGTATCTACGGATATACTTGTAGAGACCGTCTCAACTTCCACAGCCACGGAAGACATTGAAGTATCGACACTGCTACTAAAGCTCATGTCAAGCAAT